AAGCAGTAGAACCTATGGCAACTAAACCAAAAAAGCGTGTTAAATTGTCTAAGTGGAATCGTTATGTTAAGAACAAAAAGAACCACATACGGACTAAAGATGGTAAACTAAACCTAAAAGCCATGGCTAAGAAAGGTGGTTTTGGTAAAAAGAAAAAAGGAGGTAAGAAGTAATGCCAGTAATAGAAATGCGTGAAAACATAGGTAGTATTGATGTATCAATGCCAACATCTCAAGATAATGTTCAAGTAGTTCAAAAGCGAATCAATTTAAAAGAAGGTACATTTCAGCGCAATATGCTCCAAATGGATTTATTCTTTGATGATTTTCCACACATAGTAGGCCAGTTACCTGCTCAACCTTTTGCAGGTTATATTGAATTTTTCTTGTCACCTACACCTATCATATTAACAACTGAATCATTACAATTGACACCAAATAGAGGGCCAAATGCGTCTAATGATAATATTCTATACAAAGCAATAATTACAACTGTAAATTATGATACTCCTACTCAGCCTCTAATACCGCAGATTACTAAATTCCCACAAGACTTTTTAGCTACTAATGCAAATTTTCCGTTTTTCCATGACCAATTATACTTAACTATGGTATTTCACGGTGACCAATCGGGGATCGCCGAGTATCCATTAAACATTAGATTTAGTGCTAGTTTGTATATGTCTTACAATGAAAAGAAAGTTAAGGCGTCTAGAAGTGCTATGGGAGTTATTGCAGAACGATTTAACATGATGATTGCATTAAATGAATCTAATGGCAGAGTGCTAAGACATCCTTTAGACTTACAAGGCGACACAATTCCAGCATATCAATGGGGTGGAATTAGACCTGAATATATGGTAAGCGGCTCATCTTTATCTCAGTATTGGTTAAAACGTGATGGTCAAGAATCTGAAAAAATGCAATCAGCCAATTCATTAAGAGTATTTGCTAGATTAGCAAGACAAATGGTACCTAATCCTGATGCTTTTGGTACAGGAATTAGTCCACAAGGTCCAGTACCTGATTGGTTTGCAACTGTATTGCCTAAAGGTGTAGAAGCAGGGCCAGTTCGCTCACAGTTTCCGCCTAAAGTTACACAAGACGACCCAACTCAACCCGGACTAGGTAATATACTGATGGTGTAAACATGACTAACAATGAAATCTTGACTAAGATTCTAAAAGAATTAAAGGAGTTGAAAAAATTACTCAAGGACTTGAAGCAATAGCGCCGATTGACAAACAACAAAACGAACGAATTGTTTGGTGTGAGCGTTTGCTTTATCTTATTGTTCTTCTTCAATTTCCGCAGCTCGCTGACATAATAATGTAAATCTGTCATGGTCAATGACTTTACGATTGAATAATATTGCTAACAATCGTTTCGATGATACAGCATCCCAATCGAATTGTTCGTCAAGTTTCTGAATTATTGCTGATTTAACCCACTTTGAGCGCGATTGTCTCCAATCTAACTCGTTATCAAGCCTTATCATCAAAGAGACAGGAATCCCAATGCTAACAGGAACGACTTTGTCTCTACTTCTAGGTCTTGGACTCATTTCTCTCCCTCCCGACAACTTTGTTCATAATCTAACCAATCTTTAACGCATGCGTCGCATAAAAAACCTAGGATTTCAGATTCATCAAAATTATAACACACTGTAATGTCTTCATCCGGAAAAACACATTGGCATTTGTCGCACAATGTCATTTAATCCACCCTTTGTCCATATAATCACAAATGTAACCGCTAATACCGTATGCTTCATACAATGTTCTTACTAATTGGTCTACTTTTGGTATTTGATTAAAATTATTCCATCGAGCTCTAATCAATTGTAATGCATCAAGTATATGGTCGTCAATGGTTGACATCAATGCTTCATCACTTGAAATCATTGGTATCTCTCCCAATTGTCAAGCACTTTTTCTCTGCAAGTTTGGCAACAAATGTATTTCATTGCTTCAATTGGTTTTGTTTGCCAATTTCAATATATAATTACATACATTTGACCAGTTTGGCCGCATATATCACACATTAGGGTATAGGTTAGGGGTGTTTTTTGTCCGTCCATGATACTCCTAAACCGCCAAAGTATATAATTGATTCGTTATTAATCATTAGAAATCGCAATTTTTTTTTGTAGATTGGGGTACTGCGTACCTATACCCAACCTACATCGGTGTAGATGTTCACCGTATGTCTAGTAGGTAATATTATAGATTGTGCCTATCATGAAAGGTTATGGCTAAAGCAAAAGGCGATTTGATTTTGAGAGACAGACTTCAGTTTACTCTAAACGGAAGTGGAGATTTGGGAGTAAATTATGGAAGAATAGATTTGAGTGATTATGTAAATGTCGTTCGTGATGAAGGATTACACATTAAGGAAATCACATATCAATTAAGAAGAGTATCCGGTAATGAGACATCAGTATTTGACCCTGTACTAGGTACAGAGGTAACAGCACTCGCAACTATGCAAGTCTTTGCAACTACTACAGCCTATGAGAATGCTGTCGATATTGGCATAGCTTCTCCTAATGTTCTAAATGTATTTACAATGAGTACCACAAGAGAAACCAACGGTGACGGTTCTCAACTATGGGAAAATCAAGAACACTTTAGAGGTGTATATGATTTGCATCCGGAAGGTTACACTGTTGTCACTGATTTGCTAATTGGTGTTGCAGCTAGTAACTGTGACAAATACAAGAGTGAAACAGTAGAAATTGATATCATGATGATTGCAGAACCTAAGAAAGTAACCAAAGACGACCTAGAAAGAATGCTAGCACAAGCAACCGACCTTTGATTGAGGTGGGTTAATTGTCTATTAAAGATAAGGTTAGTACAGGTTTAGACAAAGCAGAACGGGCTGCTGAAGGTGCTGCTATTGGTGCTGCTATTGGTGCTAGAGCAGGTGTGCCCGGTGCGGTTATTGGTGGTGCTATTGGCGGTATTGGTGGTTGGATACTAGGAGATAAAGAGACAGTATTCCCTGTTGATATGGTATGCATCCCCGCCTATCAAGCCTATATGATACAAGGTCAGCCCGCATTTACTGTCTATGCTAGGGCGGGGGAAACCTTAGTCCCTACTGGCGGTAATGTAGAAGATGTACAAGAAGCAGTAGAACCTATGGCAACTAAACCAAAAAAGCGTGTTAAATTGTCTAAGTGGAATCGTTATGTTAAGAACAAAAAGAACCACATACGGACTAAAGATGGTAAACTAAACC